TGTGATCTGGTTGGTTCGCGGGGGGCTTCGGCGGCTTTCATCGGAACGACCTTTCGTTTTGCTTCACATGCGGGGCAGCGCAATTTGCCTTTGACGAAAGACCAGCCTTGGCCGACCAGTTTCGCGTGCACCTGCTTTTCGTCTGGGATGGCTTGCGCGCTTCCGCTGGTGTTTCTGCGGTATCCGCAGGCGACAACCTCGGTTCTATCGCATTCTGGCATGTCGCAGTGCGCCGTTGCGCGGGGTGCGCCTCCGGTGTTTTTCTTGCCTTCAATCATGTTTGAAAATCCTCTCTGCTTGGGCCTCTGGGGTCTGCTCCGCTTCTCGTGCGTCCTTCCATGCCTGTAGGAAGTCCACGCGGGCCTGTAGGGCGGTGTTGCGCCTGTCTTGGGCGGTCATGCGGACCCAATCGCGTTGTGCGATTTCGGCCTGCGTCATGCGGCATTTCTTGAGGTGGCGGTTTTCCTCGCGCAACTCGCTGATCAAGTCGGCTTGCTGGGCGATTTTATCGGCATCGGTCATATTCTGGCCCATGTCGCTACAAAGCGGTCATTGCACCGGATTGTGCCAACGCGCACAACCTCGCCCATCTTGCGCAGGTCGTTTAAGCTGTTGCGCATCTGGCCCGTGTCCATGCCGATTTCTGCAAATGTCTTTTCGGTCAGGTCGGCCACGGTCATTGCGCCTTGCATGGCGTCAAGTATGCGCTGGCGGCGGTCGGACACCTTGCTGTCGATGTGGACGCTGGAAAGGCGCTCAGATGGCCCCCAGATGTTTTGCTGACCCGCGCTGCCCTGCTTTTTGACAAGTCCGCGTGTTGCGAGTGTGTGCAGTCCCCGCGCTACGCTGGCATTACTGAAATTGATCCGGCGGGCGATGGCTGCTGACGTGTCGCCATCCTTGATGTGCTTGATGATGAGCGCCTCAAGCGGGCTGGCTGTGAAGTTGTTCATGGTTGGCGGCAAGCGGGCGCGGTGGCCCTCCTGCCTTGCCAGTGTCCGCATTGCCTTGCCGTAGAGTGTTTCCAGGTTGGTCATGTTTTTATTCTCTCCAGGCGTTCCAGTGAAATTTTGATTGCTGCCTCTCCGTATCCATCTTTGCGCAGGCGGTCCTCGGTCCAGCCGCACAACAGTTTATTCACGCATTCCCTGATTTGAGTTTCGCGGTTTCCTGCTGGGTCAAATTTCGTTTGCTCGGTCATTCGCAAAACCCCTCCGACCATGGCACCCGGTTGTTGCGCAGATGTGATCTGAGCGTGTTTGCGGTGATACCCAAAAACCTTGCTGTCTTAGATTGGGAAAGCCCCCAGCTTTTGCATCGCAGAATTGCGTCTGTCCGCTCTTGGATTTGGCGCAGCTTGATCTGGTGCCAAGTTTCGTATTCTGAGCGGTGCGGTGCTGTTGGCTTGTGCTTGATGAAAATCATTGCCGCGTTCCTTTAATGAAAGGGTTGCTTTCACCAGTCCGGCCTCGGCAGTAGGCAATAAAGCCATCAGAATTTAGGTTTTCCTTTTGCGTCCCCCACTTGAGATTTTCGGGCTTATTGTTGTGGGCATCCTCATCCAAGTGGATGACAACAGCTTTGGGGAATGGCCTTGGCCCATGAAATGCCTCACACACAAGCTGGTGAACTTTCCTGGGTGATTGCCCCGCCTTATTGTCGCGACGCAGCATTATAATTCTATAAGAGTGTGCCGCATCTTTTTTAGACCTTGAAACCTGCCCTAACCTTGGCTTTGGCAGGTATGCTCTAAACCCGCCGTTTCCCATTGGGGTGTAACTCGGCGGTTGCAATATTCGGCCCATATTACTTGCCAGAACACCCGGTTCAGATGGGACGTGCTTCCAAACCTCCCTTGGCAAAGATGAATATTCTTGTGAATCAGCTAGAGATTGCGTTACCTGATTTGTGGACATAATTGGCCCTCCAACGGCTGTTGTGTCTACGGTGAACGGGGGCGCTTCCAACACTTCCCGTTCACCACATTTTAGCGCTAAGTGCATGATTTAACAATCAAAAAGGCACCTCGTCGTCAAGGTCGCGCTTTTCTGGCGCGTCGTAGTTTCCGCCGCCCTGCTGTCCACCGCCGCCGCTGGGGGCGTCCAGCATGGTCAGTGTTCCGCCAAAGCCTTGCAGCACAACTTCGGTGCTGTAGCGGTCATTGCCGGATTGATCCTGCCATTTGCGCGTTTGCAACTGGCCTTCGATGTAAACCTTGCTGCCCTTTTTCAGGTATTGCTCTGCGATGCGCACAAGCCCCTCGTTGAAGATGGCAACCGTGTGCCATTCGGTCTTTTCCCTGCGCTCTCCGCTGTTCTTGTCTTTCCATGTTTCGCTGGTGGCGATGTTCAAGTTGCAGACCTTGCCGCCGTTCTGAAATGATCTGACTTCGGGGTCTCGCCCCAGGTTGCCAATCAGGATTACTTTGTTGACTGATCCTGCCATTTACTTTGCCCCCAGCGCGGTTTCGTACATTTCCAAAACGGCTTCTTCTTCGGAAAGGTCGGCCCGGTCGCGCTTCCTGCGGGCAATCACCTTGCGCATCACTGGGGCGTCATATCCCCGGCCCTTTGCCTCTGCGAAAACCTCTTTGATGGCCTCCGCAATGTCCTGCTTTTCAGCGGTCAAGCGCTCTATGCGCTCAATGAATTGGCGAAGTTCGTCGCCTGTTACTGCGTTGCTCATGCTCTTGGTTCCTTGTCTTGGTTTGCGCGGCGGGTGGCGAAACCTGCGGCGGCTAGGATTTCATCAGCGCGGGCGCGTTCTTCTGCGCTAGCGCTCTGCGGCGATGGTGGTTCAATCGGCTTGGGCTGTGCCGCAACAGCTTTGGCGCGGTTTGCCAGTATTGCGGCCCTTACATGTCCCTCGTTTGGCATCTTGTTCGGGTTTTCTATGATTGCCTTGGCGCAAGCAGCCTGCACTTCCGGCAGCGGGTAATCTTGCAGCGCGTTCATCCAGTCCGTTACAAGCCTGTCGTGTGCGTGGCTTCCTCGGTCGCGCTCCCATCCGAAACGGTCAAATTTCTTCGCCAGCACTTCCAATTCAACCGCGACCATCGCCCGGTGCCGCTCCAAGTCTGGCAAGTCTAGCGATTTGCTCAAGAGCGGGGTCACGCCGTTGCGCTTGGGGATTTTGGCTAGGTCCGTCATTTCGGCCTCCATTGATTGCTGAGAATTGGGGTTTTGTCTTTTCAGGGAAGATGCCCTGCCAGCCATTTGCGATGCTGTCGTTTAGAACTGCGCTTGGGTTGTGATGCCCATGCAGCTTTGTCACCATTGCTGCGGCGGCTCTTTCGGTAAGGGGCCGCTTTAGCCCGCGCCGATGGTCTGCAAAGTCTGTCGCCAGTTGGTGTGAAACAATGGCTGAGAGAACATCAATCGCAGCCGCGTCCCTAGAACCTTTAGGTTCTTTCTTCTTTGGTTCTGGTTCTGGTTCTGGTTGCTTGAGCATTGCTTTAGCATTGCTAGGGCCTGAATTGTTTGTTTTCAAAGCCTTAGCTTTTCCGCCCTTTGATCCGGCTGAAACGCGCTTTTTGTGGGCGTCGTTTGTTTCGGAGTAAATGCGGCTTAGTTTAGCATTGCTAAGGCGTCCTTTTTCGCTTGTGAAAAACTCGTCAATGACCACGCTGACCACTGCGTCAAAAGTGCCTTGGTCAACTCTCAGACGGCGCATAATCCAAGCGGCATCGTCGGGGATTGAACAACCTGGCGTCATCCAGCAGATGCGCAGCAGGCGGTTGTAAGCGCCATCCTCGGCAAGCGTCAGGTGAGACGTTTTTGCCTCAAAGTCTGTCGGATACATGGGGAAATATGGCAGGCTCATGCAGAACCGCCGTTCACATATTGTTCTGTCTTGAAATTGGTGGCAGAATCGCCATAATCATGCTCAAAGGGCATGTGCGTAACCTCCGTTTCAGGTTCGTTTGCTTTAGAGGTCGGGGAGTGTTGGTAGCACCCTCGGCCTTGTTCATTTATGGCACACTCGTTCCATTCTGTCCAAGTATTTTGCGTCATTTGATTATCAAAACCCCCTGATTTTGCATGGAAATTAGCGTTTCGCCTAAAGCCCGCAGAACGTCTTCATAATCCCATTCAACGTCACGCCGCCGATCAAGGGCGTCGTGGCAATCTGAACAGGAGTAGACGCCCAGAAAGTCAGGCGGCTTTTGCGCCATGCCTGCCCATCCAAACATCCGCAGGTGTGCTAGAATGGTGGTTTCTGGGTTGTGATTGCAGCAATCAAGGCGAAGTGCGCAATCCGCGCCCTCTGCTGACTTGCGGGCTTTGCTCATGTTGCGGCCCTCAGCTTTTCTTGGGCAAGCGCATAGAATGGCCCCCGGCCCACGTCGGTCAGGTTTTCGTCGGCTATCAGTTCGTCAGCCGTGGCCCATCCCGCGAATTGAAAGCGGGGGAATTGCCCGATCATCAGCGCATAAGCGTCTGCCTCTTTGCCTTTTTTGGTGCGTATAGAGACCAGCTTGCCGCTCTTGTATCGTGTTGATTTCACGTCAACGCGGCCCATGCCGGGCGTTACCGCGTCCGCAATCTGGTATTCTTCTGTTTGCAGGTCGGGATAGACGTTGAACAATTTGCAGAACGCAATTTCCGCCGCGATGCCGTCAAGTTCGATTTCCTCGGCTGACTGCTTGCCTTGCTTCCTGTCGGTCACGCCACGCGCCGAATTGACTGCAGCGCGGGTGCGGGCAATGTGCTGCGCAAGGCGTTGCTCAACCGCTGTAAGTTCAACCATCATGCTGCGGCCCCTTGGTATTTCATA